CGAACATGCTGGTATCTGTGCGCGATGGCATGAGTTCTATATCAGGACAACAGTGCCGCGTCGTCACGATGCGAGGGCGTGGACACTGTGAAATACGAATATCTATCCTCGGGCGTGATATCCATACCGTGCTGAACGCGTCAGCGCTCGAGGTCGTCGTTTAGAGTCGGGTTGCGTTAAAAGCAAGATTTAGAGCCGACATCGCTGCCACGGGATAATTCCTGTCGGCAGTGTCTCTGCTATCAGCAGAATCCCTAGCAGCAGCGATATTTTCCGGCCGAATTGCCAGCCGCTCATCGTCCGTGGTACTTTCTGCGCCGCCGATTTAATATCGGGTAGACATCCGGTGACGCAAATGGATCTTCGTCCACGTGATACTAAGCCTGAGAAGCCGAAAGGACTCAGAGCAAACAAGACTTCGTTCAAGAAAGATAATCCTGGAGGACCTGGACGAGGACCAGGAACACCGAACAAGACTACTGCACTGTTGAAAGAGTGCATCCTCCAAGCTGCAGAGATCCACGGACAGGACGGCAAAGGCAAAGGCGGTCTCATCGGGTTCCTCTTGAACATCGCCGAGAAGGATCTCCGCGCATATGCAATGCTACTGTCCCGAGTGATGCCCCTGCAAGTGGATCACAGGAAAGAAGTCAAGGTCGAAGTCACGTACCGCAGTGTTGAAGAGATTCAGGAAGAGCTCGCCCAACGCGGAATCAGGCTCGATCTTCTCGCGCGTGCGCTGTACACCAAGCCGAAGCTCTTGATTGATAACGAGGGCAAGGATGTCAATACCGATCGCACCAAGTGACGAGGCCGCTGCGGAACTCTTTCTTAAGCAACTCGCCAAGAAAAAGCAGGCGACCACGTCGACTCTTGCTCTCAGTGAGGAGTATCAGGGTGCGTTGGCCCGGGAGGACTTCCTTCTCTTCAGGAATATCATCCGGCCGAGACTCCTTCATTCATGGTGGCAGCGCGATGTCGCCGAACACCTGATGGAATTCTGGGCGGACTTCCAAGCGGGAAAGCGTCCGACGTTGGTGTTGCAAGCGCCGCCTCAGCACGGGAAGACCGAGCAGATCATAGACTTCATCGCATGGTGTGCAGGGAAGGATCCCTCGCTGAGAACCATATTCGGAAGCTACAGCGATGACCTCGGTGTGAGAGTGAACATCACCTTGCAGAGGATTTTTGATTCTGAGAATTATCACTCGGTCTTTGCTAGGACAAAGATCTCCGACGCGAATGCTGTGACAGTGTCGGGCCGATGGCTGCGGAACTCGTCCCTCTTGGAATACGTCGGGCACGAAGGCTCGTTCCGTAACACGACCGTCATGGGACAGATCAACGGACAGGGACTAGACCTCGGGTTCATTGACGACCCGATCAAGGGCCGAGCGGAAGCTCAATCCAAAGCAGTGCGCGAGAAGACATGGAGCTGGTTCACGGATGACTTCTTCGGTCGCTTCAGCGAGCGAGCCGGATTCATCATGATCATGACACGCTGGCACCTGGACGATCCCGTGGGACGATGGCTCGAGCACTTTCCCAATACGAAGGTCCTCAAGTATCCCGCTATCGCGACAGAGAACTCTGAGCATCGGTGCATAGGAGATCCTCTGTTCCCGGAACTGAAGTCCCTCGAGTTCCTGCAGGCGAGGAAACAGGTTCTCACTGCATCGTCGTGGGAAAGCATCTATCAGCAATCCCCCATTGTTACGGGAGGAGAGCTCTTCCCTGTCGAGCAGTTCAAGATCATACCGACGTTCGACAGAAGCAAGATCAAGCGCTCTGTCCGCTATGTGGACAAGGCAGGGACGGCCGATGGCGGTGCATACACGGCAGCGGCCCTCGTCCATACGATGTTCGACGGAACGACAATCGTCGAGGATATGCTGCGAGGTCAGTGGTCCGCGCTCGAACGCGAGCAGCGACTTCTGCAAGCAGCGAAGATCGACAGGACAACGTGTCCGCGGTACGCGATCTGGTTCGAGCAGGAACCCGGCTCTGGCGGGAAGGAATCTGCAGAGAGCTCAGTGCGTCGCTTCAGCGGATTCCAAGTGTACACTGACAAGGTGACCGGATCCAAGGAAGTTCGCGCCGAACCATACGCAGCGCAGGTCCAAGCGGGGAACGTGTTCCTCAAGGCCGCTGGATGGAACAGGGACTTCATCGACGAGCACGAGCAGTTTCCTGCGGGGAAGTACAAGGATCAAGTGGACTCGACCGCAGGCGCGTTCAACAAGCTCGCGGCATCGACGATGGGGTACGACAGAACTCTTTCATGGGTGGGATGACATCATGCTCCAGGTCATTGAAGGACCGACGATACTCGCAGGTGAGTCTTTGTCAGACGCGGTGGACTGCAGCATGGGTCAGCTGTGCAGGATCACGATGCCGTCAGCATGGGACACCGCTCGGCTGACTTTTCAGTTTTCCACAGACGGGATGTTCTTCAACGACATGTTCGGGCTCGACGGATATGAAGTCAAGATCGACAACGTCGTAACCGGTGCAGGCGTCATCATCCCCGCGGACATCGGTCGAGCCATAGCGTTCCTAAAATTCAGATCGGGATCGCGCGGCAATCCGATCGTGCAGACAGAAACAAGAGTCTTCGCGGTGACGGTGGTCCTCGATGCATAGGAAATCATCCAAGATCACGGGCGATGAGAGCCTGCCAATGAGCGGGGTCGTCGACTATCGCTACGAGATCACGCCGACGCCGAGCAACTACGATCTTCAGCAGACACACGCGCACTTCATCGCACGATCAAGGACCAAGGAACAAGTCAAGGCGTACTGGCAGCGACGACAGCTTCGCGTCGAGCTCGGGCGCAGGCTCAACAAGATGAAGATCACCCTGCCGAAAATCGGTGGCGCGTGATGATCAGTATCGTCACGCATTGGTCTGCTGGTGAGCGGAGAATCATTGTCTACTATTGGGCGCATGAGTGGGGCAGTTCAGCAAGCGACAGCATGAGATGGTTCTGAGCCATGGGCTACAGATTCTTCGGAGACACCTTCACGAACTTCTTGAGCGGCCTCGGCATGCCGGGTCGCGACAAGATGACGGGATACAAGTACGTCAAGGCGCTCTGGGGAAGAGATCAACTGGAGGCGGCGTTCCAAGGTGATTGGATCGCTCGAAAAGCAATTTCCATTCCGGCTCAGGATGCAACGCGTGAGTGGCGTTCGTGGCAGGCGAAGGCGAACCAGATCGAGCTCATCGAATCAACGGAAAAGCGCCTTCAGCTGCAGTTGAAGCTGGAAGCCGCGCTTGTTAAAGCCAGACTCTACGGAGGATGCTGCATTCTCATCGGGGTCGACGGTGATCTGTCGTCCGAGCTCCTTCCCGATATGGTGGCCAAAGACGGATTGAAGTTCATCCATGTTCTCGCACCGCATCAGTTGTCCATCGACAATTTGATTGTGGATCTTGCATCGCCCTACTACGGCCAGCCCGAATTCTATTTCCTGCAGGATGCTTCTCGCACTGAAAGAGTCAGGATCCATCCCTCACGCATGGTGAGATTAATCGGACTGGATTCCCCCGATGCGATGTCGAACAACGGCTGGGGTGATCCCGTGATGCAGGTGATCCACGATGCGGTGTCTTCCGCGGGCACCGTGGCACAGAGTATTGCGACGCTCATCAGTGAGGCCAAGGTCGACGTCATCAAGATCCCCGGCATGACAGAGATCATGTCCACCGATGAAGGGACCACAAGGCTCATCAAGAGATTCAGTGAAGCCAACGTCGCGAAGTCCGTGGTCAACGCTCTGATCATAGATAAAGAAGAGGAATGGCAGCGCATCGGCACGCAGTTTGGAGGGATGCCGGAAATCCTGCAGATGTATCTCCAGATCGCGGCGGGTGCCGCGGACATCCCCGTGACGAGATTCCTTGGGCGGAGTGCAGCAGGGTTGAATGCAACAGGCGAATTCGATCTTCAGAATTATTACGATCGCATCGCGTCGGATCAAGCCATTCGGCTGACCCCTGCGCTGGAGAAGCTTGATCAAGTCGTAATTCGTTCTGCATTGGGATCCCTGGACCCGAACATCTTCTACGAGTGGAACTCACTCTGGCAGATGGACAAAACGCAAGAGGCCGATATCGCAAAGAAAAAAGCTGAGGTCAGCAAGTTTGATGTGGATGCTGGCCTTGTTCCATTTGAAGCGTTGGCTCGAGGTCGTTGCAATCAGCTCATCGAAGACGGGACCTACCCCGGTCTCGAAGCGGCACTCGAGGAAGCCCTGAAGAAGCAGGACTTCGGTGAGCCACCCGAGGAGGAAGTCAATGAAGGCGAGGAAGAAGGCGAGCCTGAAACCGGCGAGAAAAAGCCCGAGGGCGGCAAAAACGGTAAAGGCAACAAAGCGAACGGCAAAGAGACTACGCGTCAATGACGGTGCTCCAACCTGATCCGCTCCCTCCTGGCGGAATCATAGTCCCCAGAGTCAGGCTCGATCCCAGTCGAAGCTCGTCTCTGCGGCGCGGAGGCCGAGGCCTGGTCAACAAGCGCGTGTTCAATCTGGTGCGACGGCTTCGGCTCATCCTCCAGGAATACGACGTACCGGGCCTCGGACTCGGCGCGAACGCCCCCGAGAACTATCAGCCATGGTTGGAAAAACCTTCTGCTCGCTTGATGCGCACCGAAACGATGCTCAAGAAAGTGGTCGAAGAGGAACTGGTAACACCGGTTGATTGGCTCAGCGCGTTGATCACGGCGGCGGTCGGGCGCGGGGTGGCGCGTGCAGGAAAAGAACTAGCGATGGCGCACGGCGGCCTGGACATCCGCGAGGTTTCTCACTTGCTGAGCGCCAGCGTGATTCTAGAGCTTCAGGGAATTTCCGCGGAAACTTCGCGGCGTGTTCTTCGGTCAGTGGTCAAGGCGATGGTGACCATGCGCACCCCGCAAGAGCTTATGAAAGAAGTTCGCATCACATTAGAACGTGTGACTCGGTCGCGCTTGATTACGCTGGTCAACACCGAGACGGTGCGGGCAGTCAATGCGGGAAAACTCCTGGCGTACAAGGCCGGAGGCGTGAAGCTCGTTGGTGTGGAGCCTGAGTATTATCCGGCAGAGCTTTTTCACACGGACCACAAGCATCGCAGCCATGGCGGCCTCTGGAAGGACGAGCTTGTCAATGTCCTGACCGCGGGCGACGAACTGGTGTGCGAAGAATGTGATGACATCGCGGCGGGCGGACCTTACGAAATCGATGAGGCGCACGGCTTGATCCCGGCGCATCCCAACTGTCGGTGCGCCTTCGTGCCCGCAGAAGACAAACGGTTCGCGGAGATCGAAGAGCAAAAAGAGGAAAATTGGTTCGAGCGTTAAGAAGGAAGAAGTCGTGGGGGTTATCACCAACCAACCAGGAGAAATTACGATGGCTGCTAAAGGAATTCTGGCGCTGATCATTCCGATTGATCAGGGCGCGCGTCCAGATCAATCGCTCCCCGGCGCACAACCGGGGATCGACAACACATTGCCGGGAGCACAGCCCGGTATCGACAACACGTTGCCGGGGGATCTGCCGATCCCTTCGCATCCGATTTACTTCCCGCTTCCTCCGGGTGCTCCGTATCCCGACCAGAGTCTCCCCGGTTCGCAGCCGTATCCTGATCAGGGGCTTCCCGAAGATCAACCGAAGCCGTCTCATCCCATCGTGCTGCCTCCGGGTGGCGGTGGATGGTTGCCGGTTTATATCTGGGGACCGACTGATCCACGCCCCGGCACCGGACTTCCCGGTGATCAACCGGTGATCGACAACACGTTGCCACCGATCGAGCTCCCACCCGAAGGCGAACTGCCGGAAGATGGTGCGCAGATCGAGTGGAAAGCGATGTGGACACCGACGACGGGCTGGGTCAGCTTCGCTGTCGTGGTTCCTGGTGCTGGTACTCCGGTTCCGACACCGAGCAAAGCCAAGCGCAAATGATCTACCGAGGAGAAATCCTCTTCGGCAAGGACCGTCAGGCTCCAGTGTCTGACGGTCCATTGCCTGGACCGATTGTTCCCGCCGGGGAACCATCGCAACAGCAATTGTCATTCACATGGAATAATGCAGCAGCACAGGGGAATACGATGGGACGGCGGTTCACGGTGATTGATAACTTCACCAGCGAAGAATTCCAGTGCGACTACGTGGCGGGCATGAGCTACGAGGCGCGCGATGAAGATAAAAAACTCCTTGGGCTTCTCGACAAGTGGATCGAAGAGGGCAAGGTGCGCGAAGGCGGACCCGAGGCCATCGTGACCGGCACCGCTGAGGTGACCGACAAATGAAAGTTCGCGAACTCATAATGGAGTTGCGCAAAATAGGCAACCACGACGCGCTCGTGTTGATGGACAACGGTGGCGTGCGACTCATCCAGGCCATCGAAGCCCAGACGCATGGCGGCGGTCGTACCGATACCGTGTATTTGCGCGCCCACAAGGAACCACGCGGCGAAACCGTTTTGAGTTCGTCACGTAAGATCGTTTGGCAGACAACCGAATAGGAGGTTACATTGGCCGTCACGCATCCCGCAGCAGTACGAAATCAGTTGGCTGATTTAGTCGTCGATCAACTCGATCTCAACACACCGCCCGGCAAACTGATCATGCAAACCGGCGCGAGCGCGACCGTCGCCACGTTGACGTTCGCCAATCCGGCGTTCGGTGCGGCGGCGGCGGGCGTCGCCACTGCCAATGCCATCGTCGCCGACACCAACGCGGTCGGCGGCACCATCAGCAAGGCTGAGCTTCGTCAGGGCGGTGGCACCGCGATCGTGTTGTGCAGCGTCACGACAACCGGCGGCGGCGGTGATATTCAGTTGAACTCGGTCGTGATCTCGGCTGGCCAGCAGGTGAGCTTGACCAGCTTGACCTACGCTGCGCCAGCGTAAGCTTCCGGCGCATCAAGCCCCCTCGCCTAGACGCCGGTTGGGAAGTGCGACGGCGGGTCCCTACTCCGCCGCCGCATGACCCCTTCGAGGAAATCAAATGGCATGGGTCCGCGAGGGCGAGTGCTGCAAGTGCGGCCAATGCTGTCGCGGGCCGATTGACGATCTGCCAGAGCAGCACGACGGCGCGTGTCCGTACCTGAAGCCTGAAGCGAACGGCGAAAGACTTTGTAAGATCCACGACACCGTTGATACGTACTGGTCGCGCGGCTGCAACGTGTGGCCGAGCGATCCGATCCACATCGCGAACTACGACCGCTGCACCTTCAGCTTCCGGTGGGTCGATGGCAGTTAAAACCTTTTATCTATTGAACACTGCCGCAGCGTCTCCGTTTTTCGGAGGCAGCTTGCAGGATGGCGGTTCGGCTCCCGCCGCAGCGGCGTCTACCTTTGGCTGGACTGTCGCGAAGGTTTCGACAGCGACGCCGTACTGGCGAGGCCGCATCGGCGCGTCGGCCACGGCGAACGTATCCTCTGCAAGCTCCGGCCTGTCCAATCTTTCCTTGGTCAAGGGAACGGGCGCGACCAACACAACGGCGTCCAACGCCTTTCGATCTGCAACGCCCTACACAGGAGTATTCGCCAACACCAACTGGACGTTCAACTTCGGTGTCAGGACGGGCGCGGCATCTCATGCGGGGCGCATGAGATTTCAGCTATGGGGCAGCCAGAATGCTGACGGCTCCAATGCGAGGACTATTTTCAGCCCCCAGCAAGCCAGCATCGTAACGCTAGCTGCGACGGCCACGACCTACACCAGCACCCTCGCCGTTTCTGCGGGAGCGCAGATTTATCTGAACAACGAGTATCTGTTCCTTGAAGTGGAGTGGATGACGACGACGGCGGGAGGCTCCAACTCCTGTTCCACATTGTTTTATCAGTCGGCTGGCACCTTCGTTACGCCGGACTTCACGGTCCTCACGTCAACGGCAGATGCTTGGAACGCTGCTGACCTGTTGAGCGCCACGCTGTCGAACGCAGACAAGACGGCCACGGCAACGGCGGCTTTCGGTGGCGTTCGTTCAACGCAGACTCGAACGAACGGCGCTGCCGGTAAATACTACGCTGAATTTTTAATGGGCAGCACGCCGCCTGAGTTTATCGGAGTCAATACACTCACTGTGCCGACCACGGGGAACGCGCAGTCGATTTACGTTTGGAGGGACGACGGCTCAATAACCTATGAAGGCACTCCCCTCGGGAGCGTTGGTGCGCCGGTTGCCTCGAACGATGTCATCGGCATGGCGTGGGACACGTCGGCCAAGCTGGTTTGGTTTCGCAGGAACAACGGACTTTGGAATAACGACGCGGCGGCCAATCCACAGACAGGCACCAATGGGATCAGCGTCGCGTCGGCTCCGAATGTCCCCTTCGCACTGAGGGCGCGTCTTACAACTTCCAGCGTTGTCACCGTTCGCACTGAACTCGCTGAGCTGTCCTATAAAACCGACAAGCCCAGCTTCACGTCGTGGATGGGTGAGGCGCTGCCAGCCGACTCGGGCGAACGCTACTGGCGCGGCGGCACCGCGACATGGGACGCGACAGCCGGAAGCAAGTGGGCCGACACGGTCGGTGGCGCGTCGGGCGCGTCGGTGCCGAACAACACGCACGATGTTTTCTTTGATGCGACCAGCGGCGCTGCAACTGTCACTCTTGGAATTACCACGACCGTCAAGGGTGTAATCTTCACCGGCTTTACCGGAACGTTTGATTCGACATCTGGCGCGAACTCTCTCAGCGTCGGCGGAAATCTGACGCTGTCGTCCGGCATGACGCTGGGGTTTCCGTTTGCGGGCATTGCCTTCAACAGTGCGCTTCCAAAAACAATCACCAGCGCGGGCAAGACATTTCCGTCTGGGGTGACGCTCAACGCCGCGGCGACCTACACGCTGGCCGACGACCTGTCGTCTACTGGAAACATTACGCTTTCGGCTGGCACGTTAAACGCCAACGATAAAAACGTCACCGCAGCTAATTTTATTGCCTCCGGTGCTTCTACGACCCTGTCGATGGGCAGCGGCATCTGGACGATAACCAGTTCCGGCTCGCAGGCGGTTTCTGTGGCTGCGGCGATGACGGTCAACTGCGGCACCAGCACGATCCGCTTCACTGACACGTCAGTCAATCCGAAGCAGTTCATTGGCAACGGCAAGACCTACTACAACGTAGAGAACAGAACGACCGGCACCGGCGGCTTGACCATAACCGGGTCCAATACGTTCAACAGCATTGATATCTCGGTTGGCACCACCGCACGCCGCGTCTACTTTGTCGCTGGGACGACGACCACCGTCAACGAATTGAAGCAGAGCGCAGGCACCGGGAACATACTCAGTAGTTCATCGTCTGCCGCGCACACGCTGGTCGATGCGGACGGCGGCGAGAACGTTCTGGCGCAGACGGCTGTCAGTTGGTCGAACGCCAGCGGCGCGGTCTTCAAGTACGGCACTGACGGCGGCAACAACACCGGATGGGAAACCGCCGTCGTCCTTCCTGCAGAAGGCACCGGCGCTCTCGCGGCGCAGAACGCAACGACCAACATCTTCGGCAAGTCGGAGTCGGTCGGCACAGGTGCGTTGGCCAACCCTGATCTTTCCAAGATCGTCGGCACCGGCACCACCTTCTGGAATGCAAGCGGCGCACTTGCTGCGAGCATCGCGGACCTCGACGCTGTCGGCGCAGTCACCACGCCGCCAGCATTCGGCACGGGTGTTCTGACATCGAGCGCCACCGATCTCGATGCGTTCGGCAATGTGCGCTCGACCGGCACGGGCGCGCTGGTCGCGGTTGCGAGTTCGCGCGGAAATACTTTGCCGTACTCGCAAGAGTTTGGGTCTGGCGGGTGGGCGGTCAACAATGCCACCGTGACGGCCAACGCTCTCGCGGCACCTGATGGGACGATAACTGCGGAACGTGTTGCCGACACGGCGGCCAATGCGCTTCACAACTTGATGGAGTACGCCAGCGGGACTGAGGCTATCGGCTCGTACACGTATTCAATTCATGCCAAGGCCGGTTCGCTTTCTTGGGTCAAGCTTTATTACAGTAGCAGCATAGGAGGTTGGGCTAACTTCAATCTGTCGAATGGAACGGTCGGACAAACCACCCAAGCCACCGCCAACATCACTCCATTGGGGGACGGCTGGTATCGCTGTTCAATAACGCTTTCGATTGTCTCGGCAGGAGGCGGTAGCCAACAATGCTACATCCTGATGGCGCAGGGCGACACCGGCCTGTCGCCGTATGTCGGGTCTGGCGGCACGATCAACATCTGGGGCGTGCAGCTAGAGAGGGGCAGCGTCGCCACCCCCTACATTCCGACGACGGCCTCCGCTGTATTCGTGGCCGAGACTCTGGTCGGCACCGGCATCACGCAAGTCGTTGCTACGGGTGCGCTCGCTGCTTCGATCTCGGCGTTGGCTGGCGTCGGCCTATCGGAATCGAAGCAAACCTCTGCGGCGCTGCAGGCGCAGACCAACTTCTTGCAGCTTGGCAATGGTCTGTCGTCATCGACCGGCACCGCCGCGCTACTGTCTTCTGACAGCGCCATCGCAGGCTCTGTTGTTCTCGTTCCCGTCACCGGCACGGGCGCATTGGTGGCGGGTGTCGCAACGGTTGCCGGTGGAATTGTTTTTCTGCGGCCAGACAGCGATATCGTGCTGGATGGTTGGACCGATCAGGCGGATGGCACGACCAACATCTTTACGTCCATCGACGAGCCGAGTGCGGGCGACCTCGACTACGTGCAGTCACCATCCATTGCGGGCGGCGGTGCTGGCGGCGACACCACCATTACGATTGGTCCTGCCGCAGCATCTGCCTTCTATTACGGATTTCCGGGTTACACCAAGCTGAGCCAATCGTTCACCTCGGTTGGCAACACTGTTTTGTCAGTCAAGGCTTGGTTGTCTACGTCGAACTTCCCGTCCGACAATGTGGTGATGAAACTCTACACGGCTGACGCTAATCACTACCCGGCAACGCTGATTGCAACCGCTGACAATGTTATACCGGGCAATTCATTGCCAGCGAACGTAGCGACCGTCCCGGAGAATGTGGAATGCACGTTCACGTTCACGGGCGTATCGGTGACGCCGGGTGTTGAATATTGCATCGTGTTTGAGCGCAGCGGAACGATAACTTATTCCAGTTACTATATCGTAAGACAGAATACGGTCGCACCCTTGTACACTGGCGGCATACTGGCTTCCTTTAACAACGTATCTTGGTCTGTGGCTGTATCAATCCAAAACACCGATCTAAATCTCGTCATCGAGCAAGCCAACGTGCTGACCATCGGCAACTTGGCAGCCACGGACCCGCTGCTGTGGGGCAACTCGTCGTTCCAGAAGTTTACGCAGAGTTTTGTCGCCGTCGGCACGTCCATTTTGAAAATCCGGACCAACTTAAAGAGAAACAATAATCCGCCGGATGGCGTGCAGATTAGAATTTTTACGGCTGACGCGAACCACAAGCCGCTAACGCAAGTCGGCGCTGCGTCGAGTGTGGTCGCCGGGAGTTCGATATCAACGGCGGTGTACGCGCTTTACGAGTTCACGTTTGCCCCGCCTGTGCCGGTCACCCAAGGCGTCGAGTATTGCTTTGTCGTTGAACGAACCCGCGACGATCTCTATTACACCTCTGATAATTACAACACGATCTTTGACGTGACGGCTCCGTATGCGGCTGGTCAGTGGCACTACTGGACCGGCTCGGCGTGGAGCGCGACTTACGCCACGATGTTCGACCAGCCCGCCGAGATCGTCCACGCGGGCGGAGCACCAGCGCCCGATCTCAAGGTACGGCTGTTCGACGGCGCAACACAGGTTGCGGAATGGTCGCACAGCGGCGTCACAGATACGTTCGCCGATGCGGAGCAGACGCTGACCGAACCGCAGCGTGCGCTGATCTCGAACTACGCAAACTTGTTTGCTGAACTCGACGACAATCAGGGCAACGTCTACCGCTTTGCGCTTGGCGATCCGGTTGGAAGCGTTTCTTCTCCGGTCAAGGTCAAGTACCGCTACAAGAAGCTCGCCGCCTAAAGGGGAGCGCCATGGCACGTATCGTCGTCTCGTGGTTCACCCTTGAGGGTGCGCAGCTTCCTGTCGTTGCGGGAACGGGTGCGCTTGTTACGACGACCGGCGCGGTCACCAGTTTCGGTGTCTCGGAGTCGTTCGGTATCGGCCTATTGCCGGCGATTACGAATCGCTTCGAACTGATCGGCACCGGCACTTCGTCCATCGCCGCGACCGGTGTTCTGACTACATCGACGACAGCCATTGTTGCTCCGGGTATTTCACAGTCGCGACAGACATCGGCGGCGCTGGCTTCGGTGGCCAGTATCGGAGTTGGTTCCGGCATTTCGCGTTCGGTCAGCACCTCAGCGGCGCTGACGGCGAACGTTTCGACCATCGTCGCTGTCGGCATTGGCAATCTCGCCACCGGCACGGGCGCGCTGACATCTGTTGCTGCCCTCGCGGGCGCGGGTGCGACATCGTGGCGCGCAACGGGTGCGCTCGTTGTATCGGTTGCGGATGTCGATGGTGTTGGCATCAACGCATGGCGCGCAACCGGCACGATGCCTGCGCAGGGTGCGACCACTGTCGCGCCGGGTGTTTCGTCTTCGAGCGGTGCGGGTGCGCTGCAAACGCTATCGACGTTGACAGGCGTCGGGTTTGTTGCCACCGGAATATCCGGCATCGGCAACCTGACTTCGTTCGCGACCCTGACATCGGTTGGCATTTCGCGCTCGATCAGCACGTCGGCAGCATTGGTCAATGCGCCGTCGGCCATTGTTGCGCCGGGACTTTCGAGTTCACTCGGCACCGGCACGATGCCGAGCGCACCGGGCGCACTGCTGGCCTCCGGACTCGGCTCGTCGGTTGGCACCGCATCGCTGGCGGCACAAGTCTCGACGCTCGTCAGTGTCGGTGCCTCGCGCTGGGTGGCGACCGGCGCATTGCCTGCGGGCTCCGCGTCCATTGTCTCGGCGGGTCTGGTGCGGTGGGCCGCATCTGGCGCGGTGAGTTCTGGCGCGGCAGCGTTGGTCGCCACCGGCATTTCATCCTCGCGGTCGGTGGCGGCTGCGCTGCAGGCAACGGTCGCGAATGTTGTCGGCGCGGAAGGTGTCGTTGTCATTCAAGGCACTGGCACGATGCCGTCGCAGTCGGCGTCGGTCGCCGGCGTCGGTCGTCAAATTGCCTCGGGTACAGGGGCGCTGGTTCTTCCCTCGGCGACTCTGGCTGGCGTCGGTCTGTCGGGGTCACAGGGCACTGCTCCCCTGTCCTCGCAGACCGCCGTCATCAGCGGTACAGGACAGAATAACGTTTTCGGCACGGGCGCGCTGGCGCCGAATGTTTCCAATGTCGTCGGTGCGGGTAAAACCGGCTGGACCGCATCCGGCAGTCTGTCTGCTCAGGCTGCAACAGTATCGGCCACTGGATCGTCGACTTGGATCGCATCGGGCGCGCTGTCTGCCGGTCAAGTCGCATTCACCGGCGCGGGGTTGTCGTCTTCCACTGCGACGGCTCAGTTATTGGCAGCGCGCTCGACCCTCATGGGATTCGAGGGCGTCGTCATCATCGGCGGCACTGGCGCGCTGCAGGCGCAGTCCCGATTGGTCGATGGCGAAGGTGCAGTCAGTTCGCAGGGTATCGGCACGCTGGTCGTCGTCGATCGTGCCGACGTGGTCGGGTCAGGATATTCGGGGGCGGTCGGCACTGGCGCGCTGGTCAGCACCGCGGTCGTATCTGGTGTTGGATCTTCTAGAGTAGAGGGTCTAGGTTCTCTATCGGCGAAGCCTGCCACGATCTTCGGGGCGGCGTTCCTGTCGACTCAGGGCGCGGGTATTCTGGAGGCGCGAAACACCGAAGTCGACGGTATCGGCGTTGTCCAGGCAACCGGTTGGGGAATTCTACATCCTTCCACGTTCGCGACCGTCGCAGGCGCGGGCACAGTTGGTGTCGTTGGAACCGGTGTTCTTAATTCTAGACGAGCGCTGCTGTCTGGTGCGGCCGCGATCGTTACGGAAGGAATCGGAAACCTCGCCGCGTCGCCTGCTACAATTATCGGCCGCGAGCAAATCATTATCGTCACTGTGGGCAGTGGCGCGCTTCAGGCCGGATTCGTTAGGGTCGTTGGATCAGATAGTCCAGTCTGGGTCACGCCAGAGACGAAGCCTCTGCCAGGATCGTATCCTGGCACAACGCAGTGGGTGAATCATGGCACGACAACGTGGAGGCCGGGCGGAACAGCAGCACCGACGTTGCCGCCTCCGCCGTGGTGGCTGAATAGAGTGGCATGAGCAGTAAAGCGAAAATCCGTGGTCGTATTGTGCAGAAGGCTGCGCCTCCTGCGCAACCGGCTGATCCGTTGGCGTGGCATATTAATCGGCTTCAGACTGACGATAACGGTCAGCCTTTGATGGAAGGTATCTTCTCGAACTACAACGACGACATCGTTCTTGAGGCGGACGAGAATACGCTGATCGGACGTGCGGGTCCGGGGCGTGGACCGGTGCAGCGGTTTGAAATCGGCGACGGATTGCGTGTTGAAGACGGCGTGATCATCGGTGAAGGCGGCGGTGAAAAGGGTGACCCAGGACCACCGGGTCCAGCTGGTCCTGTCGGGCCGCAAGGTCCGGCGGGCGCGTCGTCATCGATGTGGCTGTATCGTTTCGACAGTGGGACTTCGTACACCGATCCCGGCGCGGGACGTTACAGGATGAATCAGTCTGCGCCGTCCACCGCGACCAAGCTGTACGTTGATCGGCTGACACAGGATGGACTTGATCCGACCAGCGTGTTCACGCTGGCCACGTTCGACGATGAGTTCATCATTCAAGAGCGCGGGATGGCGGCTCGCCATCAGAAATGGAAGTTGCTGGGACCGGCCACGATCGTTGGCGGTGACTGGTTCGAAGTGCCGGTCGAGTTCGTTTCGGCGCAGGGTGCGCCGTTCAGTAACAACAACGAAGTCACGTTCTTGTTGCGCACGCGCGGCCAGCCCGGTCCGGTTGGTCCGGCCGGTCCGATCGGCCCCGTGGGTCCACAAGGTCCGCAAGGTTTTCAGGGAACCAAGGGCGATACTGGAAACACGGGTCCGGTCGGCGGTCAAGGACCACAGGGCATTCAAGGTCCGCAAGGACAGCAGGGTGTCGTCGGGCCGAAGGGCGATCAAGGTGACCAAGGTATCCAAGGCAACACGGGTGCGACCGGAGCGAAGGGCGACAAGGGCGATCAGGGTGACCTTGGCCCGACTGGCAACACGGGTGCGACGGGACCGCAGGGCATCCAAGGACCGAAAGGTGATCCAGGATCTTTAGGCGCCGACGAAGCACCGATAGACGGCAAGATCTACGGCCGGAAGAACGAGGCGTGGGCCGAAGTTGAAAGTGGCTCGTCGATCTTTGTCAACGATGCGCCGCCGATTGGTGCGCCGGACAACGCGCTGTGGTGGGACAGTGATTCCGGTATTCTCTATCTGCGCTACAACGACGGTGACTCTGTTCAATGGGTGCAGGCGGCGGCGACGGTGGGCGGCGGTCTGCCGCTTGAGGGAGGTACGCTCACCGGATTCCTGACGCTGCATGCTGATCCGACTGCGCTGCTGCACGCATCGACAAAGCAATACGTTGATACCAAGGTCGCCGCTGTCCCGGCTCCGGTCGCTGCTGCTACGACCAACGAGTACATCGCGAATTCTGCGCCAACGAAGATGCTCACGGGCGGCGCGGTGTGGGGTGCAGCGGCGGCGGTTCAGATCACCGATGGTGCAACTATCACGCTGAACCTGAGTCTCGGTTTCGATTTTTCCGGTGGCATCGGAACAGGCCGAACGATGGCCAATCCGATCAACGGCAAATCAGGACAGAAAGGAACGATCTTCCTGAACGCCGGATCGATCACGGCGTGGGGCAACAAGTGGTTCTTCCCCAGCGGGGTTAAGCCGATCTCGTCCGGTGGCGTCGATATCATTTCGTATGTTGTCGGCGGCGACGGGACGTCGATGTTCTGCACGGCCAACCAAGACTTCAAATAATGCTGTCGGGGAACACATCGGTGTTGTCGGGCGGCGAAAGCGGCAACGACAGTTACACCAAGCTTCTGCTGCACTTCGACAGCCAACTGGACTCCGCTGTCGGCGCGAGCAAGCGGCGCATCATCACGCCCTACAACGCGCCGTTCAATGCGACAAAGAAGTTCGGCACCGGATCGATTTTCTTCAACGGTACGGGCAGCAGTTATGTGCTCGTTGAAAACAGTGCAGACTTCGACTTCGGTAGCGGCAATTTCACGGTGGACTGGTGGGAATATCGACTGAACGCCATTGACGGCGCGGCGATGGTGCGGCGGCAGATTGATAACAACGTGCAGGGCTATCTGCTGGGCCACGCGACCACCAATCGCGGCAAGATTTATATGTCCAGCAACGGCTCATCGTGGGACGTTGCCAATGGCATCGACATGGGAGCGTTCGACTTTGGTCAATGGACGCACTATGCGGTCGTTCGCAACGGTAACACGTTTCGTACTTATAAGAACGGAACGGTGGTGACGGAGTGGGGTTCGACGCTGGCGTTGTTATCGGCCCCGGCCAATAGCAGTATGACACTCGGTCACTGGAATGGCAACGGAGTCAACGGCTATCTTGACGAGCTTCGTATCAGCAAGGGCATCGCGCGCTGGACCGCGAACTTCGCGCCACCGCAACGCGCCTACGGACCGAACCAGGACTACTCAGCTTGGCACACGGTCTATCTTAACCACTTCAACAATATCACCAACGCGGGTGGTACGTCGTTCGTAGACAGTTCACCCTATAACAAGGGCAGCACAAGCGCGACAGGATACGGGCATCCGTATGATGCATTCGGCACTGGAGGTTCGATATTTTTCAATGGAGCGAACACTTATGCGGTGGTTACGGGGAGCGAGGATTTCAATTTTGGCAGCGGAGATTTCACTATCGATTGGCGAGACTGGCGATCCGACGACGTGGCCGGTCGCCCTGCGATGGTACGAACAACCACGACACTGACATATCAACCGTTCCTTGTTGGGTACACGTCAGGAAATCTTTATTGCTACTGCTCTAATGACGCCGTGTCGTGGAATATTCTGAGCGCATTGTCGCTTGGTCCGCTGTCGATCAACTCTTGGTCGCATCGTGCTTTCGTCCGTAAGAACGGAATTTTCTACGGGTTCAAGGATGGTGTACTGCAGGCATCTTATGCCGGGTCAGCGGCCCCGCTCCCGAATCGCACCACCGAGCCGATGTTTCTCGGCGTATGGAATTACGAGGGCGGGCAGAATTGGGGATACGGCTTGATGGATGAACTTCGCATCAGCAAGGGCATCGGACGGTGGACGGCGAATTTCACGCCACCGAACGCGCCATACTGAGGACGACATGGGATTCAACTTTCCATCCACGCCGACTGTCGGCCAGCTTTATCCAGATCCGGCACTGACTGGCGTTGCGCAGTACAAGTGGAGCGGTCTTGCGTGGGTCGCACAGGCGGTCGCGGGTGCGAACGAGTTTGTGAAGAAGTCTGGCGATGCCATGTCGGGGTTCCTGACGTTGCACGCCGATCCGGACGCGGCGATGAAGGCGGCGACCAAGCAGTTCGTGGACAACGCCATTGCCTCTGTTGATCTATCGACCCGCGTCGCAAAGACCGGCGATACCATGAGCGGGCATCTGTCGTTGCCGACTGGACCAGCTGCAGCGAATGCTGTTCGCAAGGACTACGTCGATGCTGCAGATGCTCTCAAGCTGCCATTGGTCGGCGGCACGTTGACCGGAAGCCTGACCGTAAACGGTGGCGAAATTTATTTGCGCCGCTCTGGCGGTTCTTTGACTGAAGGGTTGATGTATTTCGGCAGCGCCAACACGGGCTATATTCACTACAACGGAACAGCCTTTTCCATTGTTGGCGGGCCGACCGGACTGGCTGCAGGATCGACGGTGCCGACACCGGCAGCGGTGTCTGGTGGTACGCAGATTGCGACGAATGGTCTGGTCGAAGATCGTGCGTATGCGTGGGCCGACAACCGCGCGTCAGCATACTTTTCGAGCGCCGTCCAGATCGCGGGCAGCACCATGAACGGCAGGCTCACCACGAACGGCGGCCAGACGGCGGGTGGCGGCCTCGCTACGACCATGTCCTATGGTGGCAATGCTGGATCAATTGAGGTCGCGGGATGGGGTGGCGGTGCGGACTCGATGCTCAGCTTTCATCGTCCCGGCGCGTTCGCCTGCAACTTCGGTCTGTGCGCTGGCGGCGCGGCTCCTGGTCATTTCTCATATGGTGGTTGGTCTCACGGAAGTACCGTCTACAATATCTATTCGACAGCCGGGTCTATGATGTCGATGATGATGAACCAGATCGCGGATGGCATCGAAGCCGCCGATGTGCCAGAGACAAGGTCGTCACTGCGTGTCGCCAAGTCAGACCTTCGTGATCTGTTAAAATTAGCAGCCAAGCATTTTGACAAGGTTGCTGTTGAAGAAGAGAAACAATGGAGGAGGCCAAATGGACGACCGTTCGATGAAGAATGATTTCCAATCCCAACTAAGCGCCAAGGTAGATCAACAGGTGCGTCAGGTGATCGGCGAACTCCAGATGCAAGTGATCATACTGAAGGCCATGCTCGAACTGCAGCAGGGACAACCGAACCGATCGGATCAGCCGCCCGCGCCCGCGCAACCGGATCAACCGAAGCCCGAACCGCCGAAACAATCAGCGCATGTGAACGGTGGTGTTCGGATCAATCGTGAGGCCGCCACATGACTATCACTGTTAGCGTTGACGCAACATGGCGGTTATCACGTGTCGAATTCAACACGCGGCATGACGTGCCGTGGGACGTGCGGGGCATCGGTGAGGTGCTGCTGCAGGAAGCCACCGAGCCAGCGCCGATCCTCGGTAAAGGCACGCGCGATGGCGAGAAGGTGACCTACGGTGTGATGCCTAGTGCGCCAGTGTCACGGCTGATCGACGACGTGATGGAAGACACTGTTGATTTCAACGGTGAGACCGTCAGCTTTAAGGCCATCATGGATGTGCTGCCGTTGTTCTTCCAGAAGTGGCGCACCGAAGACGAAAGCAAGCCGCCGCCAACACCGATGGTCGTACCGCAAGCCGCACCTGAAACACCAATGCCAGGACGTGATTAACAGGAGGAGGATGCCATGGCTGTCGATCACGAGAGGGGTAGGCAGCTTGGCGTCTTCATGGGCATCATGCGCGAGCAGCCGCTGTCGCTCGCATTGGTAGTGATGAACTTCGTGCTGCTCGGCTATCTGTTCTACTCTGGATCATCGGCCATGACGCAGCGACAAGAGACCACCGCAGCGATAGTGAAATGGCAGCAGGCAACCGACACGTTGATGGCGAACTGTGTTAGCGCCGATATCATGAAACTGGTGCTGGACGCTGTTCGTCCAACTCCACTACCGCAATCACGACCTGATCCAGAAAAGTGAACATGCGGTGGTCGATCAAGCCAAGTCCTGGATCAAGGACAATTCCACCTTAGTGACATTCTTGGTGGCGCAGTTGCTGGCGATGGGTGCCGGTGCGGCTTGGGTCATTGCCTATAGCGTGAAACTTGAAACCAGAGTCGCGATCATGGAAACACGCGGCGCTGAGTACACGGTCGCGCGTATGAATAAGATTGATGAACGCCTGACCGTGTTAGAGCAGCAGATTCGAAAGAATGCCGACTCGATTGAACGTGTCATCAGTCTGTACCTTAAAGACTTACAACAGAAGCAGGCACCCAGATGAAAAGAGAATTTACCGCGAGGGTCATCCTCGATGCCGAATCCAAACTGCGGGAAACTCAAGACGGCTACCTTGTAGCCAGTCCTCGGATCGCGCGCACCGGTGTTCAGCTCTATAGCGGAGCCGAGGTCGGCCGCCCGGATTTAAAAGAGGTTCGGGTTTATCGGCCTGAGGAAGAAGTTTTCCACGTCGACGCGATCTCTTCATTGGCCCATAAGCCGGTGACCGACGAGCATCCATCCGCACAAGTAGACGCTACCAATTGGCGCGAACTGGCGGTGGGTCATCTTGGCGGTGACGTTATGCGGGATGGGGACTTTGTCCGTGTTCCTCTGGTTCTTATGGACAGTGATGCCATCAAAGAAGTTCGTGATGGCAAGACGGAATTGTCGGTTGGTTATTCGGCCCTGTTGGTCTGGGGCGACGGGACCACCGCCAAAGGAGAAAAGTACGACGCGACTCAAACTGAGATCCGTGCCAACCATGTCGCCATTACCCGTGCAGCGCGTGGTGGAAGACAGTTGCGCATGGGAGATAATCGAAACACAAAGGAGAAGAAGATGACTACTCGTAGCTTTGTTGTCGACGGGATCACCGTTGAAATGGAAGAGCGGGACATGCAGGTTGTTGAGCGACGCATCAACAATCTGGCCGCGGAACTGACGGCGGCTCAGGCCGAGCTGACAGGACTTCGTCAAACTTCGCAGACCGAACTCGCCACCTCGCGTACCGAGACGGCGAACGCCGCTGCCCAAGTGCAGACCAAGGATGCTGAGATTGCCACCCTGAAGCAACAGCTGGTGGACAGCAAGCTGAAGCCGCAGGATCTTGACAGGTTGGTGGCCGACCGATCGCAGACCTTGGGGAAAGCCAAGTCCCTCATCGGTGATGCGCTGGTCGTAGAGGGTAAGACGGACGTCGAGATCCGTCGCCAAGTCGTGGATGCCAAACTCGGTGACACGGCCAAGGGTTGGAATGACGACATGGTCACGGCGTCTTTCAACACGTTGACCTCGGCGGTTGTCATTGACGACAAGCAGCCGATCAATGACTTCCAGCGCCTCAATGTCGTACTCAAGAACGGCGGCGGGACCGACCCTGTTGCCAAGTCCTATAGCGAATACGAACAGGCTCTCACTAATCGCTGGAAGACCGCAGGCGCTCGTCAGCAGTAATCTTGTTTCATCGCAGTTAAGAACCGCGAGAGGGGTTCGGCTGCATTCAATCCAAAGAGGAGTTCACTACAATGCCAGTCCAAACTACCTTCCCGGAAACCATGCGACAGGGTTTTCCCGGCATGGTCAATCGTATGGTCGACTACAATGCGGTCACCCGAAACTGCGCAACGGCGGCGGGCATTCCTGCTGCACGCGCCGTGTCACAGGGAGCCGCGGATATTGATGCAGTGATTGGCGGCACGGTCGTCGCTTTTCTCGGCATCACAATCATGGATCCGACCGTGCTCCACCCGAATCCGTCGACGCCCGATGTTTATCCGCAATACTCGAACATGGGCATCCTGACCAAGGGGGAAATCTTTGCCACTGCGACGGTCGCCACTACTGCCGGCGATCCCGTTCACTTCGGTGCGGCTGATGGTATTCTCACCAACACCGGCGGCATCGGTCCTGTTGTTGGCGCGCGTTGGAAACACACTCGGCTCGCCAACGAACTCAACGTCGTTCAGCTGGGCATCCAGCGTTAACCGTCACACCGACGTTTAACATCAACCCCCCGTCAGGAGGCGGAAATGAATATTACTCGAGACGCTCAGCAAACGGCGTACAACTTTGTTGTGGCGCAGACTACCGTTATCGAAGCTCAGGTTGTCAAGATGCAGTACCCAGAAGTCCAGTATCCGGATCTTGTTCCGGTTGATACTGCGACCGGCAACGAGTGGGTCAAGTCCATCACCTACCTCTCGGCAGACATGGTTGGTCGCGCCGATTGGTTCCACCACACTGCACTCGACGTGCCGCTTGCTGATCTGTCCCGTGAGAAGTTCGAACGCGGGATCGAGATGGCGGCTATCGGCTATCGATACACCCTTGAGGAAGTGGCCTCGGCCATGTCCGTTCCAGGGCTGAATCTGACGGCCGACAAGGCGGCTGCGTGCCGTCGCGCCTATGAAGAGTTCGTGGACGGGATCGCTCTTCGCGGTGCCGCAACCAAGAACATGCAGGGACTGATCAATTCGTCCTTGGTGACAGCAACGACTGCTCCGGCAGATGGTGCCGGTTCGGCGACAACGTTTGCCAGCAAGACCAACGCTCAGGTCATCCGCGACATCAACAGCGCGCTGACCGGCATTGCCTCTGGCACGAACTGGCTGTACTACGCTGATACGATTCTGCTTCCTCCGGGCGTGCTGGTAGGTCTGGCCGGTCGGGTCATCGAGTACACGCAGATGAACTTGCTGGATTGGATCAAGACCTATAACGTCTTGACCGTGCAAACTGGCAGGCCGATCACCATCGCTGGCGTGCGTGGTCTCGAGATCGCGGGCGCGGGCGGTATCTCACGAATGGTGGCTTATCGCCGCGATCCGCAGGTGCTGAAGATGTGGATTCCAATGCCGCATCGGTTCATGCCAGTGTGGCAGCGTGGTCCGCTCGTGTTCGACGTCCCCGGTATCTTCCGCCTTGGTGGTGTCGAAATCAGACTTCCGGCCGCGATGAGGTATCTCGACGGAGTGTAAAAGGGCTTAGACTTCCATTCAACAGAAGGAATCGGTTCTATGGCTAAGGTGAAGAATACCGGCAACCAGCCGCGCGGCTTTATGACGGAGGAAGGCGATCAAGTCGTTGTCCGACCCGGCGAAGAGGCCGAGTTCAACATGACTGAGGCGGACTTCAAAAAGTGCAAGGAGATCGCCGAGATGGACGACCCGCCGCTGTACGAGATCAGCGGCAGTCACGGCGGCGTCAAGCGGCTGAACGCGAAAGAACAGAGGGAGGCTGACGCCAAGAAAGCTGAGGAAAAGGCAAAGAAGGATGCTGAACAAGCCAAAGAGATCGCCGAGGCAGAAGCAGCATTGGCCGCGGCGAAGGACCCTGCGGTGAAGCAGCAGCAGGAAGCCGCCGCCAAAGAGAACAAGGCCGAGGAACGGGAATCTAAGAGGAAGGGCTAAGTAAGTGCCCATCAACCCGACACTGCCACCGACCGTCGCCGAATTCCGGGCCGCTTTCCCGGAGTTCGCCGACGTGGCGGATCCGACAATCCAGCTTTACCTGGATATCGGAATGCTGTGGGTCGACACGTTCTGGTTCAATCCAGACGCGAAGATCGCTGCGATGTATGCCGCCGCTCACTTTCTGGCTCTTCATGATAGAGCAAGCGGTGGTCAAATTTCCGGCGGTGGCGGTTCCGGTGGCGGCGGTGGTGTGGTTGATCCCGATATTGGTTTGATCTGGGCCAAGTCTATTCGGTTCCGGGATCGTCAAGTCACTTACGAACGCGTCAGTGCTGCAGCGGAAAAGGTCAGCAGCGGCAGCACAGTTACCGGGTCGTCCGAATTCTGGGAGTCAACTCCTTACGGACAACTGTACTTGTCATTTCGCAGGCGCAACGCTCCTCATGTAGCGGTGGTTTGAAATGGATTATTCCCAGAACGTCAAGCGTCTCCGTATGAAGGCGGTTCTAGATTCTATCGATGGCGGTAACGCTCCAGGAACTATTGAGCTTCGTGATGCCGATCGTGTTGTTCTAGCGACCTTGCTGCTATCTCGTCCGTCGTTTTATCTTGTCGGTGCCGATTTGCAGATGGTGGCGCCGACGACAACCATTATTCAAATCACCGGGCGAGCCGCAATCGGAAGCATTACCGATGGCAGCGGCACGATCGTTATCGACAATATGACAGTCGGTGTCGACCCAACGTTGGATGAGACGCACGATTTTGAAATCGTTCTCGATACGGTCGATCTCGAGCAAGGCAAGCAAGTGACGATCGCAACGGCGACAATAGAACACGGCTAGGAAAGGCAGGACTGGCCCAAGGTCAGCTTGTCCCAGGCGGAGAATTGGTTGGAACATCCCCCCTCTGGTTCTCCGCCGACCCTTACTGGAGAACACCTATGCGCAATTGGATAAAGGAAAATGAGTATCTATTTTTCTCGGTCTTATTGGCATTGGTTATCGCGGGCATTATTCTTGTCCTGGTGATCTGATGACAATCACGAACGACACCAAGCCTATAGACCAGCGCGTCGATGCGGTGTTCGGCGAGCCGGTGGTGCTGAAACCCATGATCGGTAGTGGATATCGCGAAGCTGTTCCAGATACAAATCGACCTCAGGTCGTAGCACGCGGCATCTTCGATCAGACGCGCGGCGCGGTTGAGGATACTTCTGGCGGGTTCATGCATCGGCAGGCCACGGTCGGCGTGGCGTTGTCTATTCGAATGGAGCCGGTCAATCAGTGCCAGTTGAGAAAGGGTGACAGAGTATTCTTTCCAGAACGTGACGGCACTTACGAGGTTATCTTTGTTCATGATGATCCAGGAGGACGGCCAGACGTTCATTTAGTAGAGGTGCTGGAAGGTGACTAATGTTGTGGCGAAAGCTGTTCCTTGTCCAACTTGTGGCGCGGTGATAGGAGAGCCGTGCAAAGTATTAGGCGGCAAAGGAAAGAATAGGATCGTATCGAGCCACGCCACGCGACGCAAACTGTATTTTGAAAAGCAGCAGCCTACGAAGAAACTCTGGTTTCGGGGGTGAAATGAGTGTCATCCGCATGCTGACAAGACTATCTGCTGTGGCTGCACTGCGGGGCCATACGTGGGCTGATGACAGAGTATTCGATAGTGACAACACTCCACTGGCGCAGGCGCTCGGTCTTAATGCCGCTGCCAAGCCTTACATCGTAGTCTTTACGGATGCAGACAACCGAACTGAAGTCCAGGTTACCGATTTGATCAACACGCGGCGCGAACTCAATCTCGTTCTCGAAATTGGCGTGGCGTCAAAGGTGGAAGGAACAACTGGAGAGGTTCAGCTGAAGACACCGCTAACGGACGAGGGCATGGAGATCGCTCTCGACATGGTGGAGAATCAAGCCCTGGATGCGTTGTTCGGCAATCCGCAATCTGACTGGGCTGAGCTTCTGAAAGGATTTATCTTAAGCGTGGTGCGTGTGTCTGGCCAACGCGGAGCATCTTCTGATCGAGATCGACGATGGGCGGCACGTCAGCTGAGTATCATCTGCGACGTTGTGTCGGACATGCCAATTGGTGTCCCTATTCCGGACGGTCACCCGATCAGAAAATTTGTCACGGTGGCGGAAGCACATCCGGAGGCGAACATGAGCCATGCTGCTGAAATTTGTGAGGCGCTTGCTACGCAAGAAGCCGCTCCGGAGTGGGAACAAATTCAAGCCACGCTTGGCGCGCGTCGTATCGGATTGCGGGCCATCGGCTTGGCCCCGCTGTCTAGCGATCTGCCGACAATGGCAACGATGCACGGTGACGACTTGACAAATACAAAGGGCGAGGCCCCGCTTCTTCGTGAGCTCACAGCCAAGGGCTACGATATGGAGGAAAATATTGAAGTTGGTTTGATAGACGAAGTGACGATCAAAACAAACGTGGCGGTTGTCCACAGCAAAGAACACAAGGATAAGATTGAGGCTGACGGTGATGTCTCCTAGCGAAGGCATCTCTTTTAAGATTGATACTAGCGAGTTGGTGACCTATTCTAAGAACGTGGTCAAGGTGTCGAAAGCCATGAGCCCGGTCATGGTGGCATCCCTCAACAGTGTTGGAGATGATCTGGTTTCGCTTCTTGCCATCAACTTGTCCAGGCAAACGGGCTTGCATCTTGAACAAGTCAGAGGATTGATGAAAGTCAGGAGGGCCACGAGGGGCCGCTTGTCTTATGAGCTCGGGGTTCCGCACTCTTTGCTGGCTGAACCAGAGTCTCGTCGTCTAGAAGGCAAGAAAGAAAAAGGATTTGGCCCATTCAAGCCGGGACAATTGGTGATCGTCGTGACACAGGATGATGAATTGGTGTGCATGGACTGTGAGGAGTTGGGGGCAGCTGGCCCGATGCCAGCCGAAACTGCGATGGCGCATATACCGAAGCATCCGAATTGTCGGTGCGTGATCTTGCCTTACGTGCAGAGGGGCAAGCGGATGCCGGTGTCAATGACATCGTTGTCTGGAACAGATTCAGTTCGCAGGGCAGGTGGAACAGATATAGACGCGAACAAAACATTGAGACAGTTGGCCCAAGATATCTTGAACAGGACGTCTCGCGAAATCAAGGTGCAGCTGAGGTAAGATCATGAGCGAAGATTATCAGAGACTGCTGCAGCAAGTTGCCGAACTCCGCCGCATGGTGTCCAACACGCATCAGCACGGAACGGTCAAGGAAGTCAAAGGCGACAAGCTGCGCATGATTATCGGCAAAGATAAAAACGGCAAGGAAGTTCTGTCTCCGTGGTTGAACACCGCGACCATGCGCGGAGGCGCGCGCGAGATGAGGTTCTTCAAGCCGGGACAAACGCTGGCGCTCATCTGTCCAGGCGGCGATATCCGGCAGGGGATGATCACACCCTTTGCTCCTAACAAAGATTTTCAGCGACCTGAGCATGCCGACAGTTCTGGCAAGGACGAGGAGTCCTACCAGCTGGACGACTACCGTCAGAAGCAAACGAAAGACGGTGTTGATATGTGGCTGCAGCCGGAAGAGAAGCAGCAGCAATCTGGCCAATCTGGCCAATCTGGCCAATCTGGCGGCGGGCAGCAGCAACAGAAGAAGGGCCATGTCGGCGGCGGCAAAGCCAAAATGAAAACTCGTATGAACGCCAGCGGCGGCATCACGCATCGCGTCGGCACGGAAGTGCGTGTCGCTGCGCATCAGCAGGGTGCAAAGCTACGAGCGGCTGGAGATTGGGTCGTAGTCAAAAAGGGCCTGATCATCATGTCCAGGCCACCGATCATCGACCGAGATCCAGTTCCAAATGACGACGCTTAAACCAGAGGAGAGCTAAGCATGTCGAATCCATCACTTCAACCTTATTTCGTCTATGATCCCAATGTTGGGGATGAGCTCGGGGGTTTGAGAGTTTACGACGGCAAAGATGGTCGTCACATTTTGGCGAACCCTCAGATGGCGCAGTATTGGATTGACCAAGGCTTGCTCGGCACCGACCCGCTCAGCAAGCTGAAGGACAGTTCCAAGAAACTGCTGGAACAGATTACTCGGGGCCGTTCCAAAGACCCGGATGCTCCGTTGTCGCGCATCCCGAAGTACAACAAAGCCACGCAGTCCGGTGCTGCAGCTTACGTCGGCTTGTCCGGCCTGCCGCCCATGTCACTTAAGAACCGACAAGAGACCCTTAAGAAAGACAGGGAGGAGAAGCAAAAGCAGAAAGAGAAGGAGCCAAGGACGCCGAATACGGATCCAAATAAGTGAGCTACATTTACGATCCTGAACTCGAGATGTGGCCGGACCTCAAGCACGGCCGCATCGTTCTCAATCCTGTTCGCATTGGCGTGGACCGGTACACGGGAAAGATGATGACAGGGTGGGAGCACGTTATCCAGTCCATGCTTTTGATCTTCTCCACACGGTTCCACGAAAGGGTTCTTCGCCGATGGGTTGGTTCTTTTGTCCCCCATCTGCTCGGCGAGAATGCAACGGAGACAACGATTGCCCGGTTCTACTGGTCGATCGCAACAGGGCTGGACTTGTGGGAACCGAACTACCGCATTCAGCGTGTTCGTGTTGGGCGTCGGTCAGATGGTTCTCTTTTAACTTCTACCGAAGAACTCCGTAGCGGTCATCTCTCGACTGCCATGGAGGGGGTGTACCGCCCTCGCGCGCATCTGGGTGATGAGAATCCAGAAGAGCGCAAGACAATTGGATTGGTCTCCCGCGGGTTCAACGTTTGGGAAAGACAGCCGGGGCTGGTATCGGGTGCGCCTCCCTACGGGGAAGGGACTCCGGCTTAATTCAAAGGGCATTTGATATGGCGAACGGGATTGTTCTTAGCGACATGGTCGAGCGTCTGGCGGAACGGATTTCTGTTTTGAATCCGGACTACCTCCAGCGCATGGTTGTGCTGGAAGACCTTGACGCCGAGACAATCCTGGCTGAGCGGATGGCGCGACTCAAAGAACTTTGGGCGCACTATGATCCGCCATCGGCTGCGCAGTACGATGTCGAGAATCTCGAATTCGACCCGATCAAAATCAACCAAGAGGCCTGCACGTATTTTGAGTTGATGCTGCGGGACCGCGTCAATCAAGCGGCGCGTTCGATCACGCTGGCCTACGCTATCGGTACTGATCTTGATGCCATTGCTTCGCGCTATCCCGGTGGTGTGCCGCGTCTCGAGGGCGAGTCTGACGACCGCTATCGGCGGCGCATTTGGTTGAGCCCAAACGTGTTGTCGCCGCATGGCACGGCGGAAGCCTATGAATATTGGGCGCTGACTGCACTGCCGATCCTACGGGACGTGACTGCCATTCGTTCGGTGATGCACGAGTATTACCCGACTATCTTGATTACGTGTTTGATGCCGCTGGAAAACGGAGACCCTCGGCCATCTCAGGAACAGTTGATCCAGGTTCGAACCTACATCCAAAACTTGTCGCGTCAGGGTTTGACCGATGTCATTGCGGTTTCTGCGCCGAAGGTAAGGGAGACCGCCTACAAGATCGCCGTCTGGCTGTATCCTGGAGCTATTCCAGAACAGACATTGGCAGCTGTCAAAACCAATCTGCAGAAACTGATCGAGAACCAATACTGGCTCGGCCACGATCATACGCACACGTCGATCCATGCTGCATGCACCGTTTCAGGGGTTCACCATGTCGAGATCATTGAACCGGCCCAGAATATTGAGGTCAGTTCCGATTGGGTCGTGAAGGTGACTGACGTGGTTGTGACCTTGGCCGGGCGAGCCGTATGACCGAAATCATTCAAGCTCCTGGTGCCAAACTTCTCTACCGGGCTTCATCCGGACTTGAGAAGTCTATGGCCGATGTGGATGGCGAGCGACTGATCGGCACCTATGCTGAGATCATCACGGACCAATGGGATCCGTATAAAATAAGTTACAACAATCTGCCTTATCTCGCCTACGCAATGGGTGCATTGCTGTGGGAAGAAGGCTGGACGGAGAGTACGCAGCGAGAGTGGACGGCTAGACAATTTGAATACAAGTCTTTACGCGGCACCCAAGACGGTATCGCGATGGGACTGGAGTTTGCCGGTCGGGACTTTACCGGCGGTTATGAAATCACTCAGGCTATCCGGCCGCCGCAAGCGTTCTATGCTTCGCCATCGATGGATAAAGAAGCTTTCGATTTCTGGGTCCACCAGATGCCGGAGGTCCGCATCACGTTCTACGAGGGTGTCGGTTGGGACGGCGTTGACGTCTTATTTTGCGGTGATGGCGGTGCAGGCTGGCACGTTGGACTAGATGATGGCGAGGCGCTGCATGGACGTAAGGCTTTCCTGCGAGTACGTGGGGAAGACATCCCGCTGCAGATTTACAAGTTCAACAAGACAATCAACGGACGCACATCTATCGACTACGAACGAATCTCTATCCCCGGTATTTCCAGGCTTGGTTATACGGCAGAAGATTTTGTTGGCGAGGACAAGTTCGTTTGTGTTGAAGACATTGAACCAAAGCTTGTAACGGTTCGGATTGATGGATCATACGATCATGAGCAAAGTTTATTGCACCTTGACACCGTGCTGCCAGGACTGGACCCGATTGACGTTCGATACGAACGTGAGTCTGACATCGGATGGGGTAACTCGTTTTTCTTCGTCAACGACTGGCCGGACTCCAGAAATCTGGTGCCACCCGCGGAGCCTGAGATTGACCCGCGCATTTATCTGCCGCCAAACGTGCCACGCCCCTATCAACCCTTGGTGTTCTACGCGGACGCTGGTTATGACGCTGCGCGCATGCTGGCGGATCGTATCTTCCTGTATGACCCGGCGATCATGGCAAATATCACCGGAGGCATCTCCTTCGTCGGTGTCGACTACGTAAGCTGGCCACCCTACACCGCAGATCTAATGATTGATCTGCACACTGATGATGATGTCTGGAGTTGGTTTGCCGACGAGGGCTACACCACCGATGACAACTACTTTTCAAGCACGGTGCAGCTGCAAGACTTCGATCGTAGCAATCGCACCGTCGCTGTATCACAGGCGCTGAGGGATAGGGTGCGAACTGCTTACGACCCAACGCGACTGATTGAATTACGGGAACGCGCCTTCACAGAGACCACAGTTGATCAGCAGGTGCCTAACCTGCTTTAGGAGAAGTATCCATGGAACGGAAAGTTAATGTCCAAGACTGGCAGAAGGTCACGGTCGAAGATTTCAACAACTTCGGCTTATTCCCCCGCTACTCTTTTGACCATGTCGTCGGGGACACGCTTATTCCCGGCATGGCCTACACCGGATTCGCCACGGTGCAGGATGCTCCGGCGGTGGTCACGGTAGGAAACGGGCGGTTGTTTCACGCTGGTCTTGTTTTCTATAACGACAACGAGGGTGGGACGAATCTCGATCTGCTGGGTGTTCTCCCGGTCGTCACTCGCAAGTATGTCGGCGTCGTAGTGTGGGGCCAAGAAATTGAAACGGATACGGAGCCACGAACGTTCTTGACTGATCCGGTAACGCGCGCAACGGTGGCGCGTGTTGTCAGTACAGAAAATCGTCGCTGGGCCAATATCAGCACCGTCGTCGGCGCCGAAAGTCCGGATCCGCAGCGACCGGTTATTGCTTCCAACACGTTGGCGGTGGCGTGGATCTTGCTGGATTCCACAGGCATTGTGTCCATTGAAAAGGTGGAAGACAACTACGCACCGAACCTTGCCAACCTCAACGAGAGGCTGGATGAGAACGATGCGTGGCGCACCCGCACCGGCTCGCGTCTCGATACGCTGGCGACTGACCTTGCTGCGCTGGCTGCTCGACTCAACGGTACTGCGTCACTCAAGTTCACACTGAAGCTGGCGGCAGATATTGCACGCATCAGGGAGACGCTCGATCTTCCTGACACCTATTCGTCATGGGGTGCGGATCACTTCCTGACGACAGACGAGAGCGACATCAACCACGTAGATTGGGTGGCCAAGGTTGAGGAGGGTATTCGTTTCCCGAACGAGGCTGAGCGTGATTCACAGATCGGACTGTTTGATCCAACCGACCCTTCGGTCATGAACCAAGCCAATTTCGTGCTGCCAGCCTATGATCAAGTCGCGCGGGTTGAAGTGCTAGGCAATGACGGTGAACTGTCGATCTCACAAAATCAGCATCAGTTGATCAACTGGGAACTCTGCACCAAGACCCGCACGCGCATCCGCTGGGGGACGGCGTTCTATGTTTGCGCTAACGGTGTCTGGTGGTTCGCGCCAAGTGGTCGTGACTGGATAACGTCGATTGGTGAGGGTGATCAATACTCCAATGGATGGGGCATTGGCGGCAACACCGTCAACACGGATTTGATTTATGATCCGATCCGCAATATCTTGACACGCGGAAACGAGACATTCCAAATCCTCGACGTGCAGGATAACCCGAACCATACCGTCGTGCGACTTGTGCAGTTCTGGGTCGATGAAATCATTGACAGCTATTACTGGCGGCAGATCGTCACTATCCAGGGGCTTTCTGGGTCGGTGATTTCGCAGACATACCTCAACTCGCAAGGCGGCTGGCTTACATCTGTCGATTTGTTCTTCACTCGTGTTGCGACGACCGGCGATGTTCATGTGCTGATCTGTGAGTGCGGTTTGGGTGGTGCGCCGGACTTCCAAAAGACAATTGCACGTTCGACCATCACCGTCGATCTGCTGCGTACGATACCAAACCACACCCGCGTCAACTTCTTGCCGACCTATCTGGCAAAGGGTGCGCGATACGCTATCGTGCTGCAGACACCCGGCAATCACTTCGTCTCACTGGTTCACAATAACAAGTTCGCACAAGGTTCGCTGTTCCATTCGTCTGACGGTGCGTGGTCTATCGGCGATCTCTACAAGGACATGGCGTTCCGCCTGAACTTTGCGAAGTTCAGGACTAATCGCTGCACTGTGCAGTTCAACAATCTTGAGCTCGCCGACGGCATTGCGTCTATCGACCTCAACTTCGATTCGACGCGCCCGCCGGGAACTACGATTCAGTTTGAGGTGCAGGTGAACGGTGAGTGGAAATCGCTCGGCTACTATGCCAGCAACCCGCTGCTCGGCAAGCCACCGATGCTGCAGTTCCGTGCTCAACTGATTGGAACAACCGATGAGATGCCGGGTATCGGTGTCGCATCGAACAGTCGCTCGCTGACAACGCGCCCGCGCAATGACTTCCGGCATATTTCTACGGCGCGCGTTATGCCGAACTCCGGTACGGTCAACACGGTCTACGTGGATTATCGCCTGGAGTCGTGGCGAGGCCCTCCCTACCACACGTTCACACCGCGCCTGTTGACCGGCGCGAGTTATGTGTCGGTGCGGACACCGTCATTGATCGAAGACGAAATCGATCCGAATGATCCGACCACGCTGTTCCGGAGATGCACTTGGAATCTTGCCGCGCTCGGTGGCGTACCCATCACCGGTTATAAGATCAGGTCGGAGGGAACGACTGACAACGAGCTCGCCTGCTTCCTTGTCGGCGAGCGTATCGATATCGGCGTAAACATCTAAACGGAGAATTAAATATGGCAACGGATAGATATCCAAACCAGAATGTCACTATGCCGATGACTCAGGGACGCGTTGATGCGGCGCGTGCCAGACTTGATCCCGGTCGCCCCGCGACGCCAAAATATAGATCGGCAAACGGCAAAGGTTCGCGGCGTGAAACACGACCGGGCGAGTGGTTCGATGATCGACATATCGAAATCGGTGGGCCATCATCACCGTCTGAAGATTCACCGCCAGAAGGCAAGGCGGAAGGTCGCGCGGTGCCAGCGTCCTACGATCCGCTCAAGGTGTACTCGGTCACACTCGGCAAGCCGGTGGTATTCTCCGGCCGCATGCTGTCGCCAGCCAAGCAATACCAAATGGTCGGTGATGCCTGCACCGAGATCACTGCAAATATCGTAGATGCGGTCGAGATCGGCGATATCCCGGCCGATCCAGACGCACAGCCAAGTTCTGCAAAGACAAAGTCAAAGGCCAAGTAACATGGCACTGAAACGGCTTGACGAAGAGTTCGAGCTGAAGCCTGGGACGCAGCTGCTCCCATATATGCGGCGGCTGCTCCCCTCACTAGAGGGACGTTTTCAAGTTTTGGAAACGGAACAGGATATCGTCAAGCAACTGACGGAGGATATTCGGGCGGCGGCCTTGTCACGCATGAACGAAATATTGATTCCGGCAACTGAGGATATCATCGCTGTCACCAAACTCGGATTCTTGCTGGGGCCGAGCTCGACGTTGATGGAGCTGAAGCTGGGGCCGACGTACTTGATCATCGACGAAGGTCCGCAGCGCAACTCGTTCACGCCATCGCCCTACTTGATCATCGAGCGCGAGGCCAACATCGATGATTATGCTATCGCGCGTTTGGATGGCTACACGCAGGAGTCCGGCGAACTGCTGATGACCATCACGGCGTGGCACGGCAACGCCGGACCGCACAGTGATTGGATGGTATCTTCGACTCCTGGCATGGCGGACAGCACCAAGCTGTATCACGATGCTGTTGGGCCGATGCACGACACGGTCGTTGCTGACCACGCCGATGTCGTAGTGAAGCATCAGGAGATCCTTGATGCTATCGAAGCGTTGGAAGAAGCCGGACTCGATCTGTTCAACTACGTGCGCCGCGACGGTACGGTGCCGTTCACCGGAGTGCAGCCCGGTGTGCATCCGCCGATTGGTTCGAACGATGCCTCATTAGCGACGACTGCTTGGTCTCGCGCGCGTATGATCGAGTACGCGGGCAATGCTCTGCAGAAAACTGGCGGCACCATGAGTGGACCGCTGACATTGGCTGGGGTTCCGGTTGCACCGTTGCAGGCTGCGACCAAATCTTACGTCGATTCAATTATCGGCGCTGGCGGCGTGATCAGCAATTCGGTAACGATTCAGGCCATCAATCCATCACTGCGCTTGCAAGCTACTCTGCCGGGACAGACACGTTCGATAGAGGCGCTTGGTCAGCAGGGCATGATCAAGTGGGCAATGAATCTTGCCGACAACACCGCTGAAACGGGTGGCGACGCTGGCTCGAACTTCTCGCTGGTTCGATACGGCGACAGTGGCTCAATCATCGATACCGCGCTCGGCGTGAACCGACAGACCGGGATCACGTCAGTTCGTGGACTGAATAGCAGTGCGCCCGTCAACGTGATTGGAGATATCGGCGCCTATCGCCTCAACGCGCCCACCACTGGCGCGCTGTATCTGAATCAGGCGAGGACTGCCTACCATTACTTTGATGGAGCGAACCATACGTTTGCCGGTGGCGGCGTTCTCTGCGGACCGCTTACATCTGGCCACATCAACTGCCTCAGCATCTACACGCAGGGCAATGCGATCACGACATGGGGCCTCACGTCACACGGCACCGTAACGGTGAACGGCCAGCACAATATCAACGGCGCGCTGCAAGTGGCGTCCACCGGGCCGATGATCACGATGTATGATACTGACTATGGAGCGCACTACGTCCACGCCAATCAAGGACTCATTGGTTTCCTGAACTACAACAGTCAATGGATCCAGTACACCACCGTCAACGGCCACATTTGGTCACCGGCTTACGGATGGATTCACGACTACGTTTATAACAATAGTGGTGTGCAGACGACGCGATGGGTTCACGCGGGCGATATCAACTGGGAGAGCTATTACTACCAGTTAGCGGAAATCGGGAATGCGTGCATGACCGGCGTGTTTGCTATCGGGGTTTGGTATAGCGGATACAGCAACAATGTCTATGCTGGTCGCTGGCGTCAACTGCAGATGATGATCGCTGGCGGCTGGTACACATCCGGATGGGCATCATAATGGATATCATCGATCACGGCGAGTGGGTCGGCTACACGCCGAGCGACTATCCGATCAAGGGGCTACCAGCGACCATCGTGTATGCGATGCGCGAAAGCGATGGTGCGGACTGGTATCTGTTTCAGCGTAAAGAACTCACCGCCACCGACTCGATCAAGATGCTGCTGCGCAAGACCGACCAAGGCTGGGCCGTGATTACGACGACCTACGATGCGTCTTCTCTCTTCCCAGTAGATTCACGCCTGATCGAAGTGCGTGGCGCAACTGCCGACCATGAATCGTTCCGGATGAACCTTGTCGATTTGGACAAGAAACAATTCACGCCGCCGATACCCCCCGAGGATCGGCCCAACATGATGAAGATAATCATGGAAGAGCTTGGGGTGGACGAGACCAAGATGAAAGCAAAGTTAGACGCGGCGCTAAAAAACAGGAGATCACATGGCTGACCAAGCTTTCTTCGAGGGGAGACAAACGACTCCTCTGCCTCCGGGGCATGAACTGTCTCCAGTGTCGGCCCTGCGGACGATGGCCGTCAGAATGGAATGCAACCCGGTCGGGCAAATTATTGTGACACCGATCATTCAAGACCAGAACCTCGGTGACTATATCCGGGAGATCCGTATCTTCTCGGCGGCGGTTAACGGAGCAGAAGCTGAACTGTTACTGTCTGTCAGGTT